TGAGCTGTGGATTCAAAGTGCCATCGAAATTTCCAGCATTATCGACATTGAAGCTAATTGGATATCGATAGGCTTCAAATGAAACTGTGTAACCTTGATCAGGAATTGGGTAAAGCAAGATTTGATCTTGGAAGAATACACAAGTCGTAGGCCGTGATGCTACATAGGGGACGTATTGAACATTGATCGCATTACCTGTTGGAATTGCGGCGCCAAATTGCGTGATTGTTATGGCACCAGTGATATAATTTATGGTTCCTCGATTGACAGAAGGATCAGTTGAATTATCAGTCGGATCAAATAAATTTCCTTGTCCATCATCAATTAGTGAAATTGAAGGTGAAATTCCAGATGTTGCATCAGGAGCCCCTAAAGCAGAAACCAAAACATTCCAATTAATGAATTTTGCTTCAATGTCTGTGACAGCAGAATTTGAATAAGCTCCAGGTGGATTGGTTTTAAATCCTGGCAAAATGGGAGTTTGAGTTAAAAATTGACCTGTATATGTCCCGCCGCTTCCATCAGTTCCATCACCTGTATATACTTGTTGTTGAAGGAAGTTCAATTGGGGATTAATTCTGAAAAAGTTTTGACGACTTTGCGTCATATAGGATTGATAGCCGCCAATATAAACAGGGGGCATTTCAGTCAAATAAGTGTCAGTTGGAAAATCATAGGCTGGAATATTCGCAGTGCAAACGAATTCGTAATTGTATCGAAGTGAAATCAATTTCAAATGCTCTGGCATGTCGTAGACATAGAATGTGTTTATGTAATTGACAATTTCAGCATCGGAAATTTGGGCATTAGATGGGCGCCCTGTGATTTTTCTAACTTTTGCGATGATATCGCGTAGTGTATTTGGTAAGCCATTTGGCATATTAAGGTCCTCCAATTGGAGTTAATAAATTTTGTTCTGAATTTCTAAGAGTACTTGCAATTTCGCCAACGGCAGTCACTTGAGGGACTTGAACAGTAGATGAAATGAAAAAAGGATCATAAGTTGTGGTATCTGCATCGATACTAAAAGTTGTAGGAGATAGCACTGTGATAGTGTAAATATTTCCAATAAGCTGTTGCATTCCGAAATCGATGTAAAATTCAAATCGGACAATTAAACCTGAATAGTAGCCATGAGCCGATGCGGTCGTGACTACCCCAGGATTTGCGTTTGTAATCGCAGTTATAGAATTGCGGACTGACTTCCAAATCGGAGTGGCCACTTAAATAGCTCCACCCATATATTCGAAATTAAAACCATATCGTTTGACACGTTTTGTAATTCCGGATTTTGGAAGCACTTCTGCGCCAGTATCTATTCCTTGTTTTAGATCATCAGATCCTTCCATTTTCCAACCATGAACGCCATATTGGCATGTTCCGATGATTTGGTTTTCCCTGGGTTTCGTATCTAAAACTGCTGCTGAAACATCAGTTCCATTTAAAAATCTAGCGACATAAAGAGGAATTTCATACATTTCTCCATCTTTCATAGTCTTTGTAAAGACAGGGACTCCAGGATATTTCCTAACTGTTACAGTCGTAGATGCACCTGGTGTTTCAAAACAAATAAAAGTTCCACGCACAATCTTTGTTTCTTCAGCAATTAATTCTTTAATTTTTTCTTTAGTTAATTCTCGTGCTTCTTTAGAAACATGAGTGCCATTTGGTGTTCCGACAGATGCAGCAATATTTAAATTTTTTGCCATTTCTTTCCTTTAAGTAAAGCCCCTCCGAAGAGGGGCAAAGTTTAATTAAATCGACGTCGCTTTATTAGCAAACCATTGATAAGTCTCGCCTTCCGTTTGGACGGTAGAGCCGATCAAGACGCCAGTAATAGAAACGTTTCTTGTTCTATCATCGAGCAAGTTACCATATGGCTGTGAGATGCTATTGATAGCAGCTTCGCCAACTGGAACGACTTGAGGGAATGATACGCCAGCAGCAGCAACAGCAGATGTTGGGAAAGCAAAAGCTGAGAAGCTTGAGCTATCAATATCAACTGTGATGGTATTGGTTGAACCTGTTGTTACAGCAACAATGACTCCAAGTAGCCCGTCAATCTCGACCATGCCAAAAGCATCAGGTACGACGATACGAACTTCTTGTCCGACTGTATATCCGTGAGTGACTGACATTGTAATTACGGCTTGTGAAGCTTGTGTAATTGCAGTGATCAATCTAACTCTTGGATAATAACGATCAGTTGCATTGATAATACGGAAAGTACCTGCAGTAGCATCAGCAGCAAAGCCAGTGTTATCCAAATATTTTAATTGGAAACTTGTACTTGCTACGATTGTACCGACTGTAAAATCCCATCCTGCAATTTGGAGCATTCCGGTTGTACCAAACATTCTAACGACTGTAGATCCAGCAACTAAATTCGTTGTTGTCGCAGTATCTGCAACAGCAGGATTAGCTCTGTTAACTTCAGTTCCGTTGAGGGCTGTGGATGGTCCAATGTTTAATAGCGCGCTATCAGCAATGAAAGTAAAACCACCTGTAGTAGTTGTAGTTTCAAGGTCTAATGTTGCAGCGCCGTTTGTTTTTGTATTGTAATAAGCAGAACCAGCAGCCATTAAGGATGACCCTTCTGCTCTCATTACTGGTGTAGCTGCAGCAGCTGAACCGATACTACTGAGGTTAATCATTCTAAAATCAGAGTATCCTGAAGGAATGCTGATCATCAGCGGATTTCCGTCAGATTCAAAACTGCCTGTTACTTGTGCGTTGACTGGTGAACTCATGTTTTTTCTCCTTATGCCAGCGTCACACGTAGGTTAAATACCCACGTATCGTTTAAGATTCTTGGTACTTCAGCGAATTTGTATCCAACAGAAGCATTGAGTGCTAATGGTGAATCATAAATAGGCGGACGATAGATGAAAGAAGCGCTATATCCGTCTTGTTCGATAGCAGCAAAAGCTTCGCGACCGACGCAGAAAACGTTATAGACTGTTGCACCTAATAATGAGGCATTTGGAGTTGTGCTACCAATTGAAGACAAAAGGAAGCGGATATTGGCTACAGTTCCCCACTCTGAATCCAGAGTTGAAGATTGGTTTGGATAGTTCCATTTTTGGATGAATCCATTAACGTTATCCAATTGACCAATAAGGTCTGTATGGCCAAGACCAAAGTACGCATCACGTACTGGTGCTGTACCAAATTTGTTTTCGCCTTCAACACCTGTCATAAATGAATAGGCATTGTTTCCACGGAGAGTTCTAACAACTACATCGATATCAGAACGTGTAATTTCAGTTGGGTTATCTCCGTTTGTTCCGCCAACAGCATTAATAAAGGACGCAGTTGATGCAAGCATAGAGCTCATCAATTGGTCTTCTGTTTGCCGAAGTGAAACGCCTAAACGTTGAGTAGCTTCATTCAAGACTGGGTCTTGGTTCTGAAGAGTAACTTGTTCGTTAAGGAGAATGTAAGTTCCATAGAAGTCCATTTGGGCATCTATGTTTACAGCAGTTAATTGTTGGGGAGGTGGTGTAATTCCACTGTTCCCAAGCGGTACTGGCGCAGTTGCCAGAGGATTATAGCGTCTCATTCTCAGCGTAGTACCACCGTTTCTTGGCATGGCCTTCAAATCCGCAGGGATTTTATGGATCATGTAAGGAACTGGGACGCTCAGCAATTTAAAGCTGAACGATTGTTGTACTGGCGCAGGAAGAGTACTTGTTGTCGTTACTGACATAAGTCATGTTCCTTTGTTAGGAACCAAACTTTAATATCCTTTTCGCGCCTTCTGCATTTCCTCATAGAGACTCTTTTTGAGCTCAGGAGTAAGACCATTTTCAAACATATGAGCGTTGCCGATGGCACTAGATTTAGTTACTGCGTTAACAGACAGAGGTTTTTGTGAATTAGCTACAGCTTTCTGCTTTTCTTTGACAGGTTCTTTAGCCACTTCTTCTCCAATTCCTAGACGTTTTAGTAACTTATAGGCCGCAACACCCTGACTGTATTGGTCAGTATTTTGCGCTAAGGACATTGCAAGTTCTGGTTCGGTTTCTTTTAATAATTCAATATTTTCTCTTGTAACCACTTGATTGAAGTCTTGGAATTTCGAAGAAAGCCTGTCTTCTACAGTTGCGTTTTCACGCTCTTTGATGACTCTTGAGGCAATTTCTTCGGCCATTTTTGCGGCAAGCTTTTTTGCTTGGCCTTTAGTGACGATATCTTCGTCGCCGAGTTTGTCTAGTTCATCATCCTGAGGAGCCCTCATAGGGCTTTTCAACTGAGTTATAAGCTCTTCTTGTTCTTTAGCTCTTCGTTCAAGTTCTTGCATTTTGCGTCGGGTCTCTTTCCAGTTGCGATCTTGGTCTTCCGACTTCTTCGCAAAGGTTTCGGCCTTCTGCATTTCTTCTGCACTTTCTGTCGATTCGGTTGTGGGGGCAACCACGGCCACTTCTGGCTCTACACCCTCATTTGTTTCATCTGGCATGTGCATTCCTTTGAGATGGCGAGTCTCTTTTCTGCCTATAAGAGAAGCTGATAACCTTACGCAGGCTTAGCGCGAAACTGGGCAGTCCCAGGAACTATCAACCTCAAATTTTAATTTGATACATTGGGCAATATGATGTCAAATTATTTTTATATATAGATAGGAATGAATAGGATTAGTTAAGATTGTTGTGAGGTAAATATGGAACCATATGAGTTTTGGACACTATTCGGAATGTTTGTGACGATTTTTTTGACAATGATTGGAGGTTTTATTTGGCTAATTGTTCGTACAGACAATAAAAGTGACGAACTTAAAAATAAATTTGAGGTACTTGGGAGTAAAGTTGAAGGAATAGGTAATCGACTTAATCGTCTTGAAGAAAAGATTTCTGGAATGGAGAATCGTTTAAATCACTTAGAAGGAATGCTTCAAACTATTGTAGGTTTTCTTTTAGGAAATAAAACAGGGACGAATACATGAATTGGAATTCTTTAGATGAACTCCCAGAAAATGGATCTTTAGTTTGGGTTAAATTACGTAATGAAACACCTATAGTTAGACTATATCAAAACGATTCCTTTGGATTAGGAGATCGAGATTATGAGGTTATTGGATGGGCTAATTAT